TCGGAAAGCTCGCCGTGGAACACCCCGGGCCACTGACGGCGAACGCCCGCGACCAGATGCGGACGAAGTGGGCGGAACAGCACTACGGCGGCGAGAAGGTCGCCACGCCCGCGTTCTTCGGCGAGGGCATGAAGGCGGCGCAGCTTGCTGCGGACGCCGCCAGCCGGCTGTTCGACGCGAAGCGCATGGGCGTCGAGGACGTCGCCCGCGCCTTCGGCATCCCGCCGCAGCTGCTCTGGCAGGGCGAGGGACGCAGCCAGCCCGAGGTCGCGCAGGCCTACGTCACACACTGCCTGGCGCCGTTCGTCGCCGGCATCGACACCGAGATCACCCGGAAGCTGCTCGCGCCCGGCGAGACCCTCCGCACGGACCTGACGCCCATCACCATCGGCGACTTCCGCACCGCCGGCCGCGCCTACGCGCAGCTGGTGCAGGTCGGCGTGCTCGCGCCCAACGACGCCCGCCGGCGCATGGGCCTTCCGCCCGTCGAGGGCCTCGACACGCCCGCGCCGGTCATCTCGGGCATCACCGACCCGGCCGCCGACCAGCAGGCCGACCAGGAGGACCCGAATGCTTGAAGTCCGCTCCGCACCCATCGGCACGGTCGAAGGTCGCACCCTGACCGGCTACGCGGCGCTCTACAACAGCTGGAGCAAGCCGCTTATGGGCTCGCGCGGCGAGTTCCGCGAGCAGATCGCGCCAGGCGCGTTCAACGCGGCGATCCAGAAGGGCGCGTCCCTCTGGTTCATGCACGACAGCAAGCAGATCATCGCGAACACCAAGAGCGGGACGCTCGTGCTCGAGAGCGACGAGCGCGGCCTGAAGTACACGGCGACGCTCGGGGAGAGCCAGCGCGACCAGGACATCCTCGACCTGGTCAAGCGCGGCGTCGTTTCGGAAATGTCGTTCGGCTTCCGGGTGCCGGAAGGCGGCGACCAATGGTCCGGCAGGGACCGCACGCTGAAGAGCGTCGACCTGCGGGAAATCTCACTTGTGGAGGTCGGGGCCTACGCGGGCACCTCGGCCGAGGCTCGGTCGCAGCCCGCACCCACCATCATCACAAAGGGAAACACCGTGAACATCAGGACGATGAACCTGAAGCTCGCCGAGCTTCGGGACGCAGAGAAGGCCGTCGAGGCCGGTACGGACGCGCACGCTGAGCTGCGGGCGCAGATCGAGGAGATCGTCGAGGAGCGCGCCGCGCTGCTCGCCAAGGACGCCGGCGTGCAGGTCGCCGCCACCCCCGCCAAGCGCGTGGCCGAGCGCCGCGAGCAGCAGGAGGAGTGGCGCGACAGCCGCGAGTACCGCGACCAGTTCGTCGCGTGGTGCCGCGGCGGCCGGGCCCCCGAGACCCGCGAGCTGCTGACCTCGAGCGCCTCGGGCGTGCTGGTGCCCAAGCTCTACGAGCAGCAGGTCATGAAGTACCTGGCCGCCAAGACCGTGGTCCGGAACCTCGCCGACCTCCGCACCGGCGCGCGCGGCAACGTCACGCTCCGCTACAACAACCAGGAGACCCGCGCCGCGGTCACCCAGTTCTGGACCACCGAGGCGAGCGCGGTCGCACAGGCGTACGACGGCGACTACAACGAGGTGAACCTCCCGCCCATCGGCGGTCTGCCGAAGAGCGAAGTCAGCCATTGGCTCATCAAGCAGGCCGACTTCGACGTCGAGGCCGAGGTGATCGACCACCTGCAGCGGCAGATGGCGCGCGGCCTCGAGTACGGCTACACCCTGGGCTCGGGCAGCAACCAGCCGAAGGGCCTGTTCGTGAACGACACCGCCACCAACCAGGTGACGGCGTCGGCCTCGGCGAGCTCGACGGCGTGGGACGCAGCTTTCACGGTCGACAAGCTGAGCGAGATCCGCTACCGCTCGCTCCCGAGCGAGTACTTCGATGAGTCGGTGTGGGTCATGTCGCAGGACGCCTACGCCGCCATCGCGATGCTGAAGGCCGCGTCCGGCAGCAACGTGCCGATCTTCCAGCCGTCGGCTGACGCTGGTCTGACGGGCGCCGCCGACAAGACCCTCATGGGCCGCCCGGTCTACATCGCGCCCTGGGCGCCGGCGAAGATCACGGCCGCGGGCAACAACACCCCGCTCGTGTTCGGCTCCATCCGCGAGGCGTTCTCCTGCGTCGAGTGGGGCAACATGGGCCTCATCCGCGACGAGATCACCCTCGCCGGCACGGGCCGCGTCAAGTTCCAGGGCATGGTGTTCGCGAACTCGAAGATCACCCGCGCCAAGGCGGTGACGCAGTTCAAGATCACGCTGACCTGATCAAACCTCCTCCATGCAGCTCGGGAGGGTGGGGCTTCGGCTCCACCCTCCCGGTTGAGGTGCCATGAGCGCGATCCCGACCAACCTCATCGACCTCCGCGCCTGGCTGAAGAAGCCTCACAACGAGGACGATCCGGCCATCGCCGCCGGGCTCCGCGCCGCTCTCTCGGCGTGGGAATCGGCGACCGGTCGCGCACCGGAGGACATGACGGAGGAGGAGTGGATGGCCGTCCGCCTGCAGGTCGGCCACCTCGAGGCGTTCCGTGGCGACGATGCGGTCACCCCGGAGCCGCACCCGTTCATTCAGACCATTCGTCGGATGCACTCCGACAACAGCATCGGATAGGTGACCCATGGCCGGCTGCGGCTTCTGGCGCGACATCTTCACGGTGCAGGCGCCGACCGCCGCCGCCGACGCCGTCGGGCAGGCGACGATCACGTGGTCGACCGTGGGCTACGTGCGCGGCATGATCAAGCCGTCGCAGCGCGAGGTCATTGACGATATGGGCGTCGCCGTCCGGACCGACCTCGACATCGAGACCGCGTACCACCCGTCGCTGACGGCGCGATGCCGGCTGCTGCTCGGCGGGCGCGAGTTCAACGTGTCGAGCGTGGTCGACCCAGACGCAGGACGCAGGAAGCGGCTTCGCGTGCTTGCCACGGAGGTCATCCCGTGAACCTCTTTCAGCGCCGAAATCAGGTCCGCCTGACGGTCGATGACCGGGCCGTGCGCGAGGCGCTGGCGAAGCTCCCGGAACGGCTGAACGAGCGCGCCCGCAAGAACGGCATTCGCCGGGCCATGTCGCCCCACGCACGGGCGCTGAAGGCCGTGGCCACCTCCGCACCCGGTCGCGGCCGCAAGCTGCACCGGCGAGCGATTGCGGCGGCGACCAAGTTCGACGTCCGCCGCGGCGGGGCTGGCCCCACCGCTCCGCTGGTGGTCCGGCTCGGCGTCCAGTACGGGCGCAAGGGCGGGGCACGCGCCAAGGGACGTCAGCGGGTGTTCCACCTGCTCGAGGGCGGATTCCGGCACTACGGCAGCTCCGGGCGGTACACGAACAAGGGCAAGGCAGGGCGAATCGGCCGGGACAAGCCGGTCATCGCCGCCACCGTCGGCTTCAAGCCGGGCAACCGCCGATTCTTCAACTACGCCCAGAGCAACCTCGGCCGCGTGATGGCAGACATTACCCGCGAGGTGCTCGCCGAGGCGCGCCGCCTGCTCGAGAACGGAGGCCGCCGTGGGACTCGTTGAAATCACCTCCGAGATCAAGGAGCTGCTGGACGCGGTCGGCGTGCCTGTGTCGTTGGGTCTCAGGACCGCCGGCGACCAGACGCCGAGCATCGTGTTCGACGTCACCAACGCCGACGCCGCCATGGTGGTTCAGGGCGTCGTGAAACAGGTCTGGAACGTCACTGCCCAGGTCGACTGCATTGCGGACAAGGCGCTCGACGCCGCGTCCGTGGCCGACAGCGTCATCGCCGAGTTCACGGGCCCGATGAATACCGGCGACTACACGCTCGTCCTGGTCGGGGCGGCCGCAGCCTCTCGCACGGAAACGCCGGATGACGGTCAGCAGGACGCTGAGCGCATCCTCTCACTCACGCTCACCATCATCGCAAGGGAGAACTAATGGCACTCATCTCAGGCTACGGCGGATCACTCTCGTTCAGCGGCCAGACGGCGGTCAGCTGCAGGTCCGTCACCGTCAACCTCGAGCGCGCGTCCCTCGACGTCACCCAGATCGGCGACTTTGTCGAGAAGCGCGCCCCCGGCCGTATCCGGCGCTCGGGGACGATGACGCTGTACCGCAACGACTTGGCGGTCGATGACCAGATCCGCGCGCACATGAACCCGGCAAACCTCGCCGGCGCGACCGGCGCGACGCTGACGTTCAGCTACACGGACGCCGGCAGCAAGACCTACGGGTCCTACAACATCCAGATCACCAGCGCGTCCATCTCCGATGACGGCACCGGTGCGGCGGTCTGGGAGCTGACCTGGGAGCAGCAGTGAGCCTCGACCCGGCCAAGATCGGCAAGGCCGTCCCCCGGACGGTCGAGATCGACGGCATCGGGCCGGTGGTTGTCCGCCGGCCGCGCCTGGCGGACGTCGCGCTGTCCAACCAGAACCCCTACTGGTGGGCGGCGTGTTGCACCCTCCCGGACGGGTCGCCGCTCTTTGCGCCCGGCACCAACGTCGGCGAGCTGGACGCGGAGATCGCCGCGCAGCTCATCGAGGAGGTCAACCGGCCGCGCCCTACACACGCGCCGAGCGAAGGCTCTGGCGCATCGGAAGCCCTGAGCAGAGGATGACCATGGACGCCGGATTGGCCTCGGAGCTGACCACGACAGAGCGATGCGAGCACCTGCTCGGGGTGATCGCGTGCGCGCTGACTCGGCGTCGGCCCACCGAGGTGATGCCCTGGCTGAAGGGAAACTTCGATGGCTGACAAGAGCATGAAGGCGGTCATCTGGGCGGAGGTCGACCCCCGCGGCGTCCAGCAGGGCGTGGCGGCGGCGAACCGTTCGCTCGAGAGCCTCAACAGGACCGCGAGCCGGACTGCGACGGCGACGAGCGTGTCCGCGGCGGTGAGCGTGATTCAGGGCGCGTACCAGCTCGTCGCAAGCGTGGTCGGGCAGGTCGACCGCCGCATGCAGGAGGTCAACCAGATGGCCGCCCGGTTTAGCCCGGAGGCACGGACCGCGCAGGCCCAGACCAAGGTCGTTCAGATGCAGCGGGACATGGCAGTGGGGCAGGCGCTCGGCCTGGACGTCGCCGCCGCCGAGAGGATCAAGCAGCGTGCCATGATGGACGAGGCTCAGCGGGCAGCAGGCATGTCCGGCGGCGTTGCCGGCTGGGAATCGCTGAAGCAGGACGCGATCACTGCTTGGGACAAGCTGCTCGAGATCCCCGCAAGGATCGCATCTCAGCCGCTAGCGAGCTTCAACACGCAGGACGATGTCGGGCGCTTCTGGTTCGGAGGGGCGACCGGCGGGGACCTCGCGAGCATGCCAGGTGACACCCGAGGCATGCCCTATGACCAGCAGCAGACCGAGCTGCTCAGGCAGATCGCCGGCTCGCTGAAGGGAGGCAAGTGATGCCCGTCACCATCATCGAGAAGCCTGAATCGCGGGTCTACAACCTGCAGCAGCCTGGCAACGAGAACACCATCGGCTGCACCTATCAGGTCAGGTGGACGCCGGCGACGGACACGGAGGCCTATCCCGGCGATCCCACCATCCTCGCCGATGCGAACGTCCCCAAGCCGAGTCTTCGGCCGCCGGCGGCCCTGCACGCGACCGACGCTTGGATGAAGCTCGCAGTTTGCCGGAACGTGTCCTACGCGCCGGACCGCGCAGCGCCGTACACGTGGATCGTCCAGGCAACCTACGGCGTGGTGCAAGAGCCGTATGCGGCGATGGGGTACTTCTGCCGGCAGACTCGGAACGCCTCGAGCAGGACGCTCGCGCAGTACCGCACGTGGACGGCGCTCCCAACCAACGGCGATGCGGCGTGGCCGCCTTCAAGCGACATCGGCGGCACTCGCGTCGACCTGAACGGGCAGCCGCGCAGGCGCGAAATCGCCGGCCAGACGATCCAGCTCGAGTACCTGTGGGACCGCACCACAGCGGGATCGACCACCGCGACCGATCCGCCGTTCAACACCTTTATCACGAATCAGGGCACCCGGAACTCGGTGGTGATGTTCGGCTTCTATCCCGTCGGCTGCCTGCTCTACCGGGGATGCACGGTTACGCAGGAGCAGGAGACATGGCGGCTGATCCATGTCTGGACGTTCGATGACATCAACCACCTCGAGCAGGTCCCGGTGCCGAACGCGACCGGCGAGCCGATCCTGCTGCCCGGTCTGACCGTCGCAGGTCAGCAGGTGCAGCAGGTGAGCGCCGTCGGGTGGTACCAGCCGTACCCGACCAAGACCGACCACGCCGCCATGCTGCCGACCACAATCGTCGCCGAGACCGCGCTCGCCCGTCCGGCTCGCCTATGACCTACAAGCGCCCCATCTTCTCGCAGGGCCTGTTCGGGAAGGCCAACAACGAGGTCTGCAACCTGTGGACCGAGTCGGCGGTTGCCGTGCGCGAGAACGCAGAGGGGATCGCATGGGCACAGCGGCAGCTCGTGCGTGGATCGGTCCAGAACGAGGCGCTCTGCGAGCTGCTGTCTGCCACTCTGATCAGCCCGAATCGGTGGTCCTACACCCTGCGCCTGTTCGTGCCGCCGGGCACCGGTACGGTCGTGAGCTACGGTTCGGACTCGAGGTGGAACTACTCGAACGCGCTCAACCTGCGCGAGTGGCACAACACGGCGACAGTGGTAGACGGGACCGACGTCAGCATCCCGCCGAGCACGTTTGGGCCTGTCGGCAGCCATTGGGACAACGCGGCGCCCGGATGGGTCACGACCGGCCTCGAGGCCAAGGTCCACGTGCGGGTGGTCTACACGACGAGCGGCACGGCGCTGGCCTACTTCGACCGCCCAAACCCGTTCCGCTGCACTGACCTCGCGAACAACCAATTCACCCAGGAGGGCGAATGAACCTCGAGCTCGCAACGCCGATTCTCGGCACCGTGATCGTGCCAGGAGAGGCCGTCACCTTCTCGTTCACGGTCAAGAGCACCGCAACAGGTGCTGCATTCAACCTCACCGGCTACACGGTGAAGGGGATCGTGTTTTGCGGAAAGGCCTTCGCAGAGAAGCCTGACTTCAATGTCACCGGGACGGTCGTGTCCGCAGCCGCCGGCACGGCGACGATCACGCTGACATCCGCGAACACTGCTTCCATGGAGGAAAACCAGTGGGGCACCATAACGATCTGGCTTGACCACGCGACGCTCGACAGCCTGCACGTCGAGACCATCGGATTCCGCACCGCGAACGAGGTGATCGCATGATCGCATCAATGCTCAGGAAGGCGCAGGTTTCAGAGGGTATCGGCTACACCGCAGACGTCCTCGTTGTGGCCGGCGGCGGCGGAGGTGGCGGCCTTGCTGGTTCAAACGTGGGCGGCGGCGGCGGTGCTGGCGGCGTGCTTTCATCCACGCTCTCGTTTGATTTGGGATCGTCCTACACGATTGTCGTGGGGGCCGGTGGTGCTGGAAGCTCTGCCGGAAACGGAAACAGCGGAAGCAATTCGAGCATCGGGGCTACCAATGCCGTTGGCGGCGGCGGTGGTGGTCGGCCTTTCAACAACACAGTCCCGAGCGGCGGAAGCGGAGGCGGAGCAGGTGCCCAGAACGTCACAGGGGCAGGCGGATCAGGTACAGCCGGTCAGGGAAGCAACGGCGGAAACTCTGGAGCGTGGAACAACGGTGCCGGCGGTGGTGGAGCCGGTGCTGTCGGCGCAAACAGCACCAGCACCGCAGCCGGTGACGGAGGTGCCGGAGTGTCATCCTCAATTTCCGGCTCCGCGGTGAACTACGGCGGCGGTGGTGGCGGAAGCTGCTTCTTGTCTGCCAACACGCACGGAGCAGGCGGCACGGGCGGCGGCGGTGCAGGTGCTGACGGCAATTCCGCAGCGGCTTCGAGCGGTTCGACCAACACCGGCGGAGGCGGTGGCGGTGGATGCAACAGCACAATCGGAAACGGCGGATCCGGAATCGTGATCATTTCCTACGCCGGCGCGCAGCGAGGATCAGGTGGAACTGTCACCAGCAGCGGCGGGAACACCATCCACACGTTCACCAGCACCGGCACGTTCACCTACACGGGGTAAGTAATGGCGCACTTCGCAGAGATTGACAAAGACAACATCGTGCAGCGAGTGATTGTCGTTCCCGATGCCGAGGAGGCGAACGGCGCGTCGTGGTGCAACGCCCTGCTCGGCGGAACGTGGTTGCAAACGTCGTACAACGGAACCATCCGCAAGAACTTTGCCGGCATCGGCTACGCATACGACCCGCAGCGGGACGCTTTCATTCCTCCGCAGCCGTACCCGTCCTGGATTCTCAACGAAAGCACGTGCAAGTGGGAAGCCCCGATTCCGATGCCGCCCGGCGATTGGATTTGGGATGAGGACATCGAGGAGTGGGTCGAGGCATGAAGCGCCTCGCCGCCGTCCTCCTGCTCACCGGCTGCGCGTCCCACACCGCGCAGATCGCCTCGTCGGCCAACGATGTCCGGGCGGCGGCGGTCGCGGCACGGTCGCACCTGTCGGAGGCCCAGCGCCACATCGACACGGTCGAGGCGGCGGCGGCGACCGTCCACGAGCACATCGGCTACGTCAGCGATGACGAGAGCCCACTGGTCACGAGCCTCCGCTATGCGATGGTCATATCGGTGGCTGCTGCTGCTGTCGGCATCACATACATGATCAAGACGAGGATCTGAAATGCAGACTTGGCAACTCACCCTGTGGCTGGCGGCGTTGATGTCGATCACGTTCGTCGCCGGCTGCACCTACGGCTACACGTTCTCTCGCAACAAGCACCGAAAGGTCACCCATGCTCGCAAGCGTTGAATCGTTCCTCGGCTCCTTGTGGTTTGCCGTCATGCTCGGAATGATGGGCATGGTGGGCGGATTCATCTACTGCAAGCGCAAGAGCTCGAAGTGAGCCGACGCCGCTGCTGCTGCGCGGGCGAGGAGCCAGGCGGTCCGTACCCGTGCCAGCCGTGCCCGCAGCCGCTGTTCCCGCCCAACCCGACGAGGTGGCGGGTGTCTGTCAATGTCGACGGCATCATCTGCGACTCGGCAGGTAGCGGGGCAGTGGCCGGCGGGACGGTGATCGAATGCAAGCGCGGCGGCTGCGGTCGACAGACATACCGACGCAAGGCGCTCGGCTTGGACGCGTCCGCGCTTGGCGTCTGCGACGAGGCTGATCTGTGCGACGCCCTCATTGACGACCCGGCTCCCACCGACAGCGGGACGGCGACGATAGAATGGACCTTCTGCGGTGCCGTGATCGCGAACGACTGTCCTGGCAACTCTGGATGCCCGGATGTCACCAACATCCAAAGCGCGGCCGTGGCGATTAACTTCGTCACCGCCGGCGTCGAATGGGACGCCGCAAACTGCACCTGGAACACGGCGACGGGATCGACAACCGACTGCAGGACGGTCATCGAGGTCGAATACACCTACACGGACTCGTTCGACTACCCGTATTACACAGACAACGGGTTCTGCGATTCGTACTCAGTCACGTTCACCGTCACGCGCACGTGGATCTGCTACTACGCGCGTCGGGTCGCGCCTGGCGAGTACTACGCGGAGGGCCAATACGCGCTCGTTCGCTGCACGTATCCCGGCGGCGTCAACACCGTGGGAACGACATCAACCTGCACCCTCGCCGGCGGGACCGTCTGCAGCGCGGACGGTCTGACCCCGGTGGCACCACCAACGACATGGACACCACCCCAGTACATCACCCTGCAGCGGCTCGGCTGATCATGGTGCCGTTCCAGTGGCAGGGCGCCAAGCGGTCGCGCTGCTTCCACGTGGTGGACGGCGAGCTCGCACCGGCTGACTGCCCGCAGCCCGGCCTAGGCGACGCGGTCGCGGCCGGAACCAAGGCGGCAGGCGTCAGGAAGCCGTGCGGCGGGTGCTTGCGCCGGCAGGAGGCGCTGAACCGGGCGACGCCTGGCTGGCTGCGGCCTTGGCTCGGCTGGCTTGCAGCTGCGCCTCTTCCTTGGCGGCACGCTCGAGGTCCTTCGCGGCCTGCCGTTCGCGCCACCGCCACGCCGAAATGATCCCCATCTTCACGGCATCCCGGATCAGGAAGTAGCCGAGAATCAGCAGGACCACGAACAGCCAGAGGCTGACGCTGCTGATGGACACCTGAATCACCGCCGGATCTGTTGCTCCCAGAATCATGCCGAGTATGCTAGCGGTATGCCGAGGGTCCCCAAGTGGGCAAGAAAGTACCGGGAGGAGGTCCGCGAGTTCGCGGCGCTGCAGTCTGCAACTGACGGCGTCTGGCGGGTCGGCACGTTCCTTGGGCCGGGCTGGTTCAACGGCTGCGCCATGCGCGTCCGGATCGGCACAAGCTTCGCCCGGGCACAGGCTTACTGCGACGTGGCGAACGAGAACAGGGAGGCGTCCCGGCTCGCGCTGGCCGCCGCCCGAGAAGCGCGTTTAACGAAACGCCGGAAAGGGGTAGACCCAACATAGGAAAATGTGCTTGCAAGCACACATAATGTCGATATCGTGTACGCGCCGCCGAGGATGGCCCGTCGACCAGAAGGTCTGGTAATGGCTGAAGCGTAAATCACGGTGGCGTACACGGAGAGTACGCGATGGCTCATGGAAACGAGGAAGCCCGCAAGCCCAGGCGGGTGATGCTGGGGGTGGACGAGACCACGGACGGGCTGCTGACCGCCCTTGCGAAGTTTGACGGATCGACCAAGGTGCACGTGGTGCGGCAGCTCGTCCGCGCCGCGGCCCGGAACCACTACGGCACCGTCGAGGCGGCCCTGATGGAGGTGCGCCGTGCTTGAAATCGTCCTGGTGCTGCTTGGAATCGCGGCCGGCGTCGTCGCGATGCTCCTGATGGACCCCGCCCACGAGGCCTGCCAGCCGGTGAAGCCGGTGGAGCGGATCGGGGGTGACGAATGACGCGCACAAGCAACGCCGGGTGTCCCGGCACCGCCGCGGACGCTCGCCGGAAGGCGGACGCGGCGGTCTCTTCTATCCCGTTTCAGGGAAATGACCTCGGCTACTGGCGCGCCATGGCGGCGGGGCTGCAGCGCGAGGTCGACGCGATGGACCGCAAGCACGCGCTGGCGTGCGAGGTGCTCGCCATGATGTGCCTGCGGGTCAACAAGGTGGTCGAGGACGCGGCAGCGGGGCGGCTCAACGAGGCCGACGCGCTGACGCGCCTAAACAACCTCGCGAGCGTCATCACCGACAGCATCCGTCGCTACCACGAACGGCGGCGCTGACCGCACAGGAGGAGGCATGAACATGGCAAAGCGCGAGGATCAACTCCTCGCCTACGACGCTGCTCGTGCGTGGTGCGGCGAGGCGAAGCGGGCGGAATACCAATGGGACGTCGACGCGCACGCGTGGTTCACGCGCTCGGCGGCCGGAGTGTGGGAGCGGGACGCCCTCGGGCTCGTCCGGTCGCACATCATCAACGCCGCGCAGAAGGCGAACCCGAAGGACACCGGCTCGTGGGCTCGGTACTTCGAGATGGTCGCCCAGGTCGAGGACGGGCTCACCTGCAGGTCATCCGATTGGGATGACCACATGTGGGCGTTCGGGGCGCCGGACGGCTGCTACGAGCTGATCGAGGGCTGCTCGGTGCCGCGCATCCTCGACATGCCCATCACCAAGCGCGTCGGCGCTCGGCCAGGCGGCGAAAGCGGCGTCTGGGAGCGTTTCCTGCTCGAGGCATGCGAGGGCGACCTCGAGGTGGTGGAGTTCCTGCAGCGGTGGGCGGGCTACGCGCTCAGCGGCAGCACGCAGGAGCACACGATCCTGTTCGTCCACGGGCCGGGCGGAAACGGCAAGAGCGTGTTCGTGGACGCCCTGCGGCACGCCTGGGGGGACTACGCCCGCACGCTGCCCATGGACGCCCTCATGGAGAGCAAGAACGACCGCCACCCGGCCGAGATCGCCATGTTGCGTGGAGCGCGCCTGGCGGTCGCCAACGAGACCCAAGAGGGCAGGCGGTGGGATGACGCCAAGATCAAGCAGCTGACCGGCGGAGACCGCATCGTTGCCCGTCACATGCGTCAGGACTGGTTCGAGTTCACGCCGAGCTTCAAGCTGCTCGTGGTCGGCAACCATGCGCCCCAGATCGCGACCGTGGATGACGCCATGCGTCGCCGCCTGTGCATGGTGCCGTTCAACAACAAGCCGGCGAACCCAGACAAGACGCTGCCGGCGCAGCTGCGAGACCAGGCGGGCGGCATCCTGAGGTGGGCGATGGAGGGCTTCGAGAAGTGGGCCAAGGCGGGCGGCCTCAACCCGCCGGAGAAGATCCTGCAGGCGACCAAGGCGTATCTGGACGAGCAGGACACGGTGGGCGCGTGGCTGCAGGACTGCTGCATGACCGCCGAGACCGGCTGGTGCAGCTCGGCGTCGCTGTTCGCGTCGTGGCAGAAGTGGTGCGCCGAGGCGGGCATCCACCCAAAGAGCATGAAGCGGCTTTCGGGCGACCTCGCGAGGCGCGGCATACGCCCTGAACGCAGAAAGCATGGTCGAGGGTTCGCCGGGGTGACGCTTTGCGGCCTTGGTGACGCTTCGGTGTCGGATTACGGATGGGTCGACGTATGAGTTTGGCAACTGGAAATCATCGAAAGGTGACACATGTGACGCATGTGACGCTTTTTCTGACATACGCACACACGCGCGCGCACGCGCACACGAGGTCATATGCAAACACGCGTCACCAAGCGTCACCCGTCACCCGGAGGATCGGGAGGTGAAGGATGAGGATCTGGAAATCGCCGTACAGGGCGCTGGCCTGCGAGGTCCGTGGGAAGCGGCTCCACTATGGCGGAACCTGGAGCCGGCTGAGCCGAACCGTGCGGGAGAACAACCCGATGTGCCAGCGGTGTCAGAAGGAGCCGAGCGTCGAGGTTCACCACATCGTGCCGGTCGCAATCGACCCAAGGCTGAAGCTCGACCCGCGAAACCTGATGGCCGTGTGCCGAAGGTGTCACGAGCAGCTCGAGCACGGCAGGTAGACCCCCCCGGCATGGGTGGGGGGGTACCCCCTGAGGACCGGGCACCGCGTTGTGGGATCTTCC